CTGTTCATCATGGTCATCTATGTTTTCTTTGAGCTTTGTAAAGAGTCCCTTTTTTTCTTCCGGTTTTCTTTCCATTTTTTTATTTTATTATTTAAGAACTTCGTTATTCTTTCTTTAATATCTTGTATAATAGGTGTGGCTACAGTTGTAGCTGCTACCGCTGTAACAGCTGTAATAACCGTAGGACCTAGTACTTCAGCTGGTGGTATAGGAATAGGTGGTAACCCCGGCAAGTTTAGTATAGGTGCTGGAGGTTCCACCGTTTCTACAGGTTTTGTACCCTCTGGTTCTTTTAGATCACTAGGAGGTACAACCAAGGGTACATAACTAGGTACGTCAGCAGTAGGTAACGGTATAGATATTGTTTCTATATCTTTTACAGGTGGAATTACTATGCTGGGTATTTCCATTATGGATTATTCTGATTATATGTTTTAACTAAAGTAACTTGTTGTGACCAACTAGCATTTTGTCCACCATATCCTGACATCACAAAATATCTTACTTGACCTTGATCTGCCGATGGTATAGCGTAAGTATGTAGTCCTGTACTTGGGTTACTCATTAAGTTACCAAAAGCTAGAGTACCAGTAGCATTTCCACTAGGCTGAGTAGAAGTCCATTTGTTACCGTTTGAATAGTTATATCTAGCAATTTGGCTAATATAAATATCACATCTGTCATGTCCTACAGGTATTGTAATACCATTTGTATATCCAGATTGGTTAAATCCAGCGTATGTACCGCTGTTACCTTGACCATAGTTATATAGTCTATCTGCGTTAGCGTTAGAACCACCAGTTGCACTAGGATAGTATCCTGTATGACTCCAAGTTACACCACTTGCTAAACCATTACCACCTTGTGATGTACCTCTAAACCAATAGCTAGGAGGTGGTGCAGCTTGCACAACAATATAAAAGTTTCTGTCTGTAAAGTTAGTAGCAGTATCAGTTGCTCTTAATGTAAAGTTGTATGTTGTATCTGCTGACACGTTTGGAGTTGTACCTGTAATAGCACCTGTAGAACTGTTTAACGACAAGTTCATAGTAGAAGCAGGCGTATTAGCATTAGATGTTAATACACTTGTTGTTTCTGAAAATGTAACAGCTTGGCTGTCTGCATCTGTAGCTGCAACAGTTATGTTTACAGCAGTATTTTTTTGTATACTACCACCACCTAATTGTCCTGTAGCTGTTGTCCAGCTAGGAGCACTACCAGCAGTTACTTCTACCTCTGGTGCTGCTATTATTAAACCACCATCAGGGTTAGTTACTTTGATAGCGTAAGGTGCGTTAGCTACAGTCAACGCTGGACTTGTAATTGTAAGTTGTGTAGAACTATTAAAAGTTACTGACTGAGCAGCAATATTAGTACCGTCAGTTCCAACATAGTGTACAGTCGCACCACTTACAAAACCTTCTCCTCTGATAACCATACTTGTACCAGCTACACCAGTAGTAGATTGGTTAGATACACTGGTAATTTGTGGTGTACTTTTTCCAACTCCAGCCCATGTAGTTCCGTTATGTATTTCTAACTGAGAGGTTTGGGTGTTGTATCTGATAGAGCCTGCTGTACCTGTACCTCTTTCACTTGTATTTCCAGAAGGTAAAACAAAGTTACCAGTACCTAAAACCTTTGCTCCATCTGGAGTTGTTTGTAATTTAAATGTACCGTTATGTGCAAGTTTAACATCTGCATCTGAGTCAGAATAGATTTGACTATGGTTAGCACCAGCATTTTGTAAGTAAAAGTCGTCTGCTTTTACAACTAGGCTACCACCGCCTGCTTCTTCGATATACGAATTATTATCACTACTAGAGTGTCTAATCTTTAAATCTTCATCAGCACCGAATGTTACTTTGTCATTATCCGCTACATCTATATCATTACCATTACTTGCTAAATTACCGCCTAGCTGTGGAGTTGTATCTTGAACTACATCAGCAGCACCGGTTGCAAATTTTTGTCTTGTAATACTACCATCTGCTACAGAGCCAGCTATGTTAAACTGACCAGCCATAGCTGCATGTGAGCTACATTGGTAGTAAAGTATGTCAGGAGAATCATGTGGTACAACAAATTTTATTTCTGTACCGTTACCTCCTCCGTTGTTTGTAACTCCTGTATTGTAAGCATCATTAGTTCCACCATTAGCTATGCTAGTTTTGATGTAGAATGGATGCCCTCCAGAGTTATTTTCAAAAATGTATGTGTGACCTCTAGTAAGATAGATAGTAGGATCATTTACTGTCCCAGTTAAACCGGGACCAGTAAACGTATAATGATTCGTACCACTAGCACCAAGAGACCAACGAAGTGTATCTTCTACACCTCTTGAACTAACTTGTGTAAGTGTCATTTATCTCCTTTAACTAGGTTCTGTCGGCCAAGTAACTGAAGTTAAATCTAGTTTATAGTTGCTATCTAACTTAGCAGTTTGTTTAGTCATATCTCTAAGTGCTTGACGATAAGCCTTCCACTCGTCAGATAATGTTAAATCTCCATTAGCTCGCCAATCAGTTACAGCAAGTCTTTTATCTCTTTCTTCACGAAGAAGTCTTAATGGCTCTGCTGCGTCAAGTTCTGCAACTTTTGTATTTAAACTTTCTTCTGTTGGTTTTGTTTTACTAGAATCATTCCATTCTAAACCTTCATAATTTGAGTTCCAACAAACCCAACTAGAAGTTCCATGATCTTGAACTAATGCGTGTGTAATGTCGTATTTCATAATTGATCTCCTATGTTTGTGCAGATTGAACTGATGAATTATTGCTAACAGTAACAAGAGAACCATCTAATTCAGTTATAGTCCAAGAAGTCATAACGTCTCCTCCGTCAGAAGTGTCAGTTGAGTTACTTTGAGTTCTATTTAAATACCAAGGATTACCAGAAGAGAAAGTAGCCATTCTAACTTTAAAAACTATTTGGTTTGTAGTGTTTGGTTCTACTATTAAATCTATAGGTAATGGACCTTGCATATCTGTACTACTATTACTTCCATGTTCGCCCTTTAATGTACGTTTTATACTTCCATGTGAATCCGCTACAACAGCCCTTTCAGTACCACCATGTGTAAATGTAATTACTATTGTACCCGCATAGTTACTGTCGTGATGGAAATGCAACATACCAGTAATATGGAATTTACTATTAGCATCTACAGGAGTTATTGTAGTTTCTAGTTGTGAGTAAGAAGTCATACTAGACCAAGTATTGCCTGCGTGTACTGTATTTACAGTATGTCTACCTCCATCCCTCTTACTGTGTACTGATCTAATAGGTTGACTAACAGTACCAAATGATAATGATGAACCGTCAGTTTTTAAAAATTTACCTGAGTTACCAGATTGAGTTGGTATAGGGTCTGCTACACCTTTTGCTACGTAGTTCCAGCTTGCGTGTGCTGTGCCACTACTTGAAGGTGCGTTACCTGTTGAGTTTGCTACGCATATATACGTAGATGTTATTCCAGAGTCTGTGTACTCAACTAGATCGTCAACTGTATATGCAGTAGAGTTGTTGTAAGTACCTCGCCAGACCTGTTTAATTTTTCCTAATTGAATTGTTGCCATTTTAAATTGTTGCGACTAATTGTCCTGTTGTTGAATCTAAGCTAAAGGTAAATCCTGTAGCTGCAAAGACGACATCATCGAACGATGCGTAAGTAGCTGCTGATATGTTGTCTGCACCACCGTTAGTAGTAGTGACTTGTAGTTGTGATCCAGATGTATTAAATCCGTAAACTTCTGGAGAAGATACTCCTGTTAATGCAGAACCATCTAAAGCGGGTAGTGCACCTGTTAAGTTAGCAGATGGTATATTTGTTAAGTTAGCTGCACTTGCGGCTGGTAAAGTCGCAGGGAATCTTGCGTCTGGTACTGTTCCAGATGTTAAGTTGCTTGCACTTAAGTTTGCTAGATCTACAGTTTCAAATGTAGGATCAGCACCATTGTTAGCACGTAAAAACTTACCATCAGTAGAGCTTGTACCATGTGGTAGCTTAGATAAATCTACAGCTTGGTCAGCTATTTTACCTGTGGTAACTGATAAGTTTTGTAGTATTGCTGTTGTAACTGTGTTGTTACTTGGTGTACCTATGTTTACAGTACTACCCATAACGACAGCATGATAACTGTCACCAGCTGCTGGAGCTGCTGATAGTTTAACTGTACTACCATCTAGTGCAAAACCTTCTGAAGGTGTAGATGTGCCAGCATTAGGTTTCTGTATGACACCATTAATACTTAATATAACTTGTTGTGCACTTGTAGGTGCGTTAGTTATAGTAAAGTTTTGTGTAGTACCATCAAACGCTGGGCTAAGTGTAGAGATAAAGAAGTTACCTATACTCTGAGCTTCTTCCCACGCTGAGTTAGTTCCATTATATACAAGAAGTTTACCTGTGCCAGTATTAAAGAATAAATCACCACTATCAAGAGAACTTGTAGGGTTCGAGCTACCAACTCTATATCTTTCTGAGAAGTCATTTATATCACCACTAAGACTTACAAGGTCATCTTCTTTTAGTGTAGCTTTGTGGTAGTTGTATACTTGTCCACTACCTGTAGACGTTACAATAAAACGTATACCATTAGCTACAGTAGAACTATTAAAGTTAGAAGCTATACCGTTAATTGTTACAGTAGAACCACCTACAGTTCTACCTGTTGTGCTTGTACCACTACTATTTACAACAATTCCTCCGGCGTCTGCAATACTAATTGCAACACCAGCAACAGGTTGTGTGTTAGGAAATTGTAATTCGTTTGTTATTGCTTCAAAACCACCAATCTCATCTATTCTATCTGTAACATAGTCTACCACAGCTCCGGATGTTGGAAAACTGGCATCTGTATCAGATATTGTAGTTTGTTTGGTAAGTCCGTCAATCTGGTTAAGATCGGCTATGTCAGCTGTAAGAGCTGTGCTGTCAGCAAGTTTAGATGCTGTACCTGATTGCATACCAGCTAGAGTTGTAAGCTCTGCATCTGCTATCTCAGAAACTGTAACTGAGTTAGCTGCTAGGTGTGAGCTATCTAAAGGTGAGCTAGCTATAAGAGTTTTAATCTCACTAGCTGTCTGATCTGCTGTTGCACCAGTCTCTATGCCGTCAAGCTTTGTATGGTCAGCATCAGTAAATACATTACTATCAGTAGCACTATCTACAAGTGTCCTGATTTCTGCTGCTGTTTGGTCAGCTGTAGCTCCTGATTCGATACCATCTAATTTAGTACCATCAGCAGCTACATCTCTACCATCAACTGTACCAGATACAACAATGTTACCTGTAACAGTGTGTGCACCTGTAGCAGCTGTACCTGTAGTAGATATGTTTTGTGATCCAAAAGCTGGATTTACTTTTGTACCATCTATAGCTGCTGCTGCGTTAACATCAGCATTTACTATAGTACCATCAACAATGTTAGCACTAGCTACTGTAATGTCAGTAGGTAATGCACCACTGTTTAATTTGTCCATTGTTACAGCATCATTTGCAATCATGCCTGTAGCAACAGTACCAGTATCTCCTGTAGTAACTACGTTACCAGTTACGTTAGGAAATGTTATTGTATTATCTTGTGTAGGATCAGCTACTGTAATTGTTGTTTCATGTGCATCATCAGTAGCACCTTCAAATACTATGTCTACATCTTCACCGAAGTTAAGATTACCAGTCATAGTACCGCCGAGAGCACTGATATAACGACCATTAACTTCTTGTGTAACGTATAAGTTCTGTGTAAAGTTGTCGTTAAGATCTTCTGATTTTATAGCTGAACCAGCATAGAATGTAGCTGATAGGCTGTCAATACCTGTCTCTCTGAATATTTTGATTTTGGCTCCACTAGCTGGAGCAGTATTAAATTGTAAGGTTGTCGCATTGGTTAATGTAAAAGCCGTTGTGGCAACCGCATCTATAGACGCCTTAACGTCTGATGCCTTAAGATATGGAAATGTAAAGGGGTAAGAGACTCGAGATCCATTACCCACATAAGAGTCTTGTGTAACAGCCATGTGCTTTAGTTACCGTGTTCTATAAGTTTTTTAATTTCTAGATCTTTCTTTTGTATTTCACCCGCACCTTGTGGATCACCTGTCTCCATGCGTAACTTAGCTTGCTGTGCATTGTAGATAGATGTTTGTATATGTGGATGTTCACGTAAGTATCTCGCTTCAGCTTGTTTTAAAGCATCACGAATCACTGCATTAAGATCTTGATGTATGGGTAGTAGAGTGGTTTTTAATTCTATTTTATCTTTATTAGTTTGATTATTTTGATTTCTTAATTTCTTTAGAGCTTTAATTTGATCTTGATAATCTGTACGATTCATGATACGCTCTACTTCTTTATATAGCTCCATTTCACCTATGTACTGGTTTATGATCTCTCTATCCTCTGGCTTCCATTCATATGATCCAGTACTATCCATCTTAAGTATACCTAGACCTCTGTACTGTATATCTTGTAAAAAGTTTCTCCAAGGTTCGTTAGACCCATTAACCTGTATAGGACTGATAGCGTTGAGTGCCTTTAAGAATGGATTATCTATATCGTTAATAGGATCACCTGTCCATATGTCTATCTGATTAGGAAGTTGACTCTTTAGACCGGGTAGCCTATTCTTAACAAATGAAATAATCTCACCATTAATATCTTTCTGTGCAGAGTCTGTAGCGTTAGCAATAACACCAAGACCTCCACTAGCTGGAATCCATGATGATAAACTCTGAGATACAAGTCTGTTAAATGCACGTACGTTACCGTTCATAGCATCAAACAAAGGCTCTACACCAGCTAAAGGTGTTTCGTTTAGGAATGTAGCACCGATAGTCCAAGCTAACTTAGACTGCCAGTTTTCTAATAAATGCTCGTCTATATCACCAGCATAGTATGCTAGATCTCCCATGATAGATAAGATATGTTCGATACCTATAATACCTTTATAACTCACCCACTTGTTACCTATACGTATAGTCTTAGGCTCGTAGCCCATCTGGTCTCTTTGCTTGTTACGTTCACTTGCATTGTAGTGACCATTACCACGAATGTTACCAGCCATAGCATAACCAAATAATGTAGACACAAGTAAGCTACTAAAAGCTAATCTACCTATATATTCTGCACGTAAGTTTTCAAAGATAACTTGTGCATTAGGCTCTCTTGCCATAACAATACCATGCTCTAATAAAGCTTCAGCTATGTCATCAGATGTCTTAGCGTATATAGTTTTACTATACTTACTTATACCGGGTATCAGTGTAATAGGTGTCCATGATGCAGCAGCTCTCATATAGTTAGAAGCTGTACGTGGAAACGCCATAACTTCTTTAAGTATAGGATATGCTGTTGTAGCATCTGTAAGGTAGCTTGCTAATCCGTCATCTAAGTTTAGCTGTATTTCACCAGCCATAGCTTTTAACGTTTTATCTTTAACAAGTCCATCAGCGTCAAAGAAGCTATCATAGTGCATCTTTTCTGCTTTCTTAAGTAGATCTGCTTTACCATATATACTACCAAATTCGTAGAATACATCATCATAAGCCTTAGCTCTAGCTAAGTAGTGTGCTAGGTGTGTAGTTGTAAATACGTCAGGAAATACCATAGCGGTCATACCATAACGTAGTCCTCTCATACCAGC